CTCTTTCCCAAAACTACATGAAATTCTGTTTTTTCCCTACATAATTATTTGCAAACTCACCCAAATTCTCTTGTGCAGTGTGATGCAGTTGTGCAATAATTAGATCAATTCCTTTCCCCATTAAATCTATACCTCTTTGTGAAGGACCGGGCACTTCACCTAAAACTCTATTTCTCAAGGACACCTCCTCATTACATATGCATGGATGATGATAAAACGGTACGTAGTTTTCATCAAAATCCGGTGTACATAAATGAACCATTTTTGAACTGTGCTCTGGCAATACCAATTGCTTGGGAAGGTGCAACACACAGCCTTCTCCTAAACTTTCTAAAATTTTAGGCATTGCACACACCCCATGGGAAGCAACTGGTGCTCCCTATTTGGTAGGTAATGCTTTCGCACGTTGCAGCACATTCTGATCGAATGCCCACTTATACTTTCCTATTGAGTTGTAGAACAATGACTCACACTCAGTAAACCGATACATCTGTTCCATTGTCGCACTAATTATGGTGTACCTCTCTTGAGAACTCAGCTTATCTCTTGTCTTTTCTTTCCTCAACCACATCTCGGCTTTATTTTTCATATCCTTATGAAACAATTGTGTTTTATCTTGACCAAAACTGACAAGAATTAAATAACCAAATAATTCTGAGTCAACGTTTCGTTCTAGACAACACATTTGCATCGTACAAACTGGACATAATATTTCTTGATCAAAATAAAACCACTTAAACCCAGCAGCCATAAATAACAAGATGTATCCTATTGAGGCATACACCATAACATCCGTGTGTTCTGTCTTATAAACAAGTCTATGTCCTTGCTCATACACAACCGTTCTATTTTCTCCATCCAAAGTTGTGTCAACGATGATGTTATAATATTCCTTCATGTGACTTGGCAACAACAATGATGTTAGAAATACCGCAATTATTAAAACTACAAGCAATATCAACCAACCTGCAGCTCTATATAATCTATTTGTGATAAATGGGATCCTATCGCACTCACACTCAAATCCACCCTTCCTATTTTTAAACAAATTTCTCTTTACCTTGGCATGTCTTGTTTGTTTTCTTGGAGCTACGTATTTTTCCACGTGTTTATCTGCTGGTATGAAATCACGTATTGGTTCATCATCTGAATCATTACCATCAGAACTACTACCTCCATCATCTGGACCATCATCTCCGCCATTCGCTTCATTGATTCTCTCAACCAACCTTGCATTCTCAACTTCCTCTTGGTTTGGTATATCAAGTTCTACGTCAGCACCTTTCACAGGTTCCTGTGCCACCTCTTCATTTGGTATTACCAACTCTCCATTATCATCGAATTGGGG